CGGACGGGTCGCATTGTGCCTTCCACCCACCGCACGAGGTTAGCGTCACGCCAGCGGTTGCTGCCCTGAAACTCAGTGCCGTTGCGGTAGACGCCAGCGGGTATTTGGAGTGGGATTAGCGGCATGCGTTATGCCCACACCCGTGCATATACTCGCCAACTTGACGCAGTTAAGTTGTCGCTTCCGCCTGACTTAGTGACCAGCAAAACAGGGTCATTTGTAGCGAAGCCAACTGTGGACGCTGAATACCAACCAGTCACCCCGTTAAAGTTACTGTTGGCCGCCTCCGCTTGAATGAAAGATACCCTATCACCCGTGGAATATCCGCCGTCGGATGACACGCACTCAATGTAGAACGAAACTAAGGTCGGATAAGCCCCAAGGCCGTGCGCTGCGGTTCCAGTGCCCGCCGACAAAAGCCCCAAGTCGTGCTCAACGCTGCTGCCAAATGTTGAGTTAGCATCTATCGCCGCCTTCACCTTTGCAGGCGATACAAGGCTCTCTGTCGTGCTTGTGCCCGTTTCCCAAGTCGCCTCAGATTGCGTCGCGGCCTCGTACTTGGCGTCGATCTGCGTCTGGATCGCTGACGTCACGCCATCAACGTAGTTCAGCTCTGCCGTTGTGGCTGTGACACCATCCAACACGTTGATCTCTGCCGCGGTGGCTGTCACACCGTCCAAGACATTCAGCTCTGCTGTGGAGGCGGTCACGCCGTCCAAGATGTTCAGCTCTGCCGTGGAGGCGGTCACGCCATCGAGCACGTTGAACTCACCTGCCGTGACAGTCACAGCGACGCCGCCCACCTTCCAGCCGACAAGGTTTGGCGCAATCGCCGTCGTGCCGTCCAGCAGGTTGTCGATGCTGTCGAGGTTGGTGTTGAGCTTCGCGCCCCATGTGTCAGCGGATGCGCCGACTTCGGGTTTGACGAGGCTGTATGTGGTGGTGGTCGTGTCGGCCATTTCGCTTCCAATCCGTTGTCATTGTGGCTCAGAGAGCGCTTAATTTAAGGCGCATCTTGCCATGTTTTGCTGCTCGAAGCAACTAGCCGCTCGTTAGGGCCTTGTCGGCCACGTTACTCTACCTTTAGGCCAGCAGGTTGCACCGCAGCCAGTTCCTCTGGGGTTGTAGCTGCATCAATGCCAGCATCCGCAGGCGCATCACGCAGGGCCTGCTTTTCAGCGATAATCTGAGTTGTTTCAGCACCTGTTTCAAGGGCTTTCATGTAGGCCGTGTCGAGTGCAGCCAGTGGCTCAATGCGTGCCTGACGTATCTTCTCACGCCACAGCTCTTTAGCTTTTTCCATGTTAATGCCGATCACACCTGTGTCAGCACCTGTAGCTTCCCAAGCATCGCGGAAAATACGTTCTGCTGGAGCCGTCCAATCTGCGGTGTTGTAGGTAACAGCGCCTATTTTTATGAATACACTGCTCATACTGCCATCTCCCAAGCGTTACGGAATGTTCGATCACTAGGCACTTGGCCCTTGGTGACAATCTTGAACATTGGTCTGTTGTGTTCCTCTGCCCATACACGGCGAGGTATGTCCTTCATGACCAGATACTCAATGGCTTCCTGCTCAGTGAGGGGGCCAATGCGAGGCGCAGTAAACTGCGCTTCCCACTTAGCTTGGTCATGCTTGAATGTACTGTGACGGCCTTCTGCTGCGGCTTGCTGCTCATCGTCATGCAACGCCCAGTAGACAGAGATAGGTGGAAGGTTGCCAGCCATAGCCTGTTCCATCCAGTTATCACTAGGAACGAGGAGTCTAGTGGGTTCGTCTAGGGCGTCAGGGTCGTCAAAGATTACTCGGTAGTTTGTCATGCTAACCTCACAAAATAACTGCGATGTTAATGTCCGCCGTGTCTTCTCGAGCAAAGGTGCTGGTTCTCTCCGTATCAAACTCAAGAGAAGACGTTGTCCGACTTAGGGGGGTATAGGCCGCATTGATGGTCAAGCCGTAAGTGCCATTTGTCGCGCCACCATAAGCAGTTCCCGCAACTTGATAGGATGAAGAGCTTACTGCCGAGCTGTAGTTAATTAAGTATTGCCCCGTACCCTGATCGACTGCACTTGAGATATTACCGTCAGCAACAATCCCAAACGAGCGGCCGTTTAGATTTAACCAAACTTGTATAGAACCAGCCGAACCACCCGCAGCATTAATCCAGTCATAGTCCGTGCCAGTCCATGACAGCACTTGGTCAGCCGTGGCTGTGCTTGTGTTCAGATGTGTGTCCACATCTGAGTTGGTATAAGCCGCAGGGATGCTGAGAGTGGTCGATCCGAGCGCCGTGATGTGGCCGTAGGTGTCGAGCGTGATGTCTTGAATGACAGTCGTGCCGCTGTTGTTCACGCTACCCTGAGAAGACGTATCAGCGTGGCTGACTGTAACCGTGCCGCTTGTGCCGCCGCCAGTGATACCTGAGCCAGCCGTGACGCCTTGAATGTCGCCCGTTGCTCCAGTTGTGATTGCAGTAACGTGGCCGTTTGCGTCGACGGTGATCTGGTCGATCTTTGTTCCGTCAGCCGTTGAGCCGTAAGTGCCAGAGAGCGTTGATGTGTCAGCGTGGCTTAAAGTGACTGACCCGCTCGTGCCTCCACCTGACAGGCCAGTTCCCGCTGTCACGCCAGTGATGTCGCCCACATTTGCGGTAAAGCCAGCGTCATTGCTGAAAATACTCAAGCCGATCTCGTTGGCCGCTTTGCGACGATCTGCACCAGCATCCAGAACGATAAACTCGTCGGTTCCAATCATGGCCGCAGTCATATCTGTCAGCTCTGAAAGATCGACATTGAGCGTAACGCTGCCGCTTGCACCGCCGCCAGAAAGGCCCGTTCCTGCGGTCACGCCAGTGATGTCACCCACGTTGGTCGTGTAGCCAGCATCATTAGTCAGCGCTGATACATTGTCGCCAGACTGCAAGGCACTGTCTGCCAAAGCACCCTGAGCCGCCGTGGCATAGTCAGCGCTGCTAAACGCTTTCACTTGGGCGAGGTTCGTGACCTCGCTATCCATCAATGCGCCCGCCGCAGTGACGTTGGCTGTGTCAGTGACGTCAGCGCCAGCCTCAATACCCGCCAGCTTGGACTTCTCTGCGTCCGTGTAGGCGTTTGTGTTGGCGTTGCTTTCGTATGCAGTCTTGATCTCGCCCGCAGTTTGATCCGCAGTAGCACCAGCCTCGATGCCGTCAAGCTTTGATCCGTCTGCCGCAACGTCTCGGCCATCAACAGTGCCAGAGACTGTCACGTTCACGAAAGACGGGCTATCACCTGTTTGCACTGCACTGTCCGCCAGAGCGCCCTGAGCTGCCGTAGCGTAGTCAGTGGACCCCGTGGTGGCGGCAGTGCCGAGACCAAGGTTTGTGCGGGCTGTGGCTGCGTCCAAGACGTCTGAGAGGTTATTCGTGGCAAGCAGCGCGCCAGACAGGGACGCATAAGCGGCGAGCCACGCAGCCCCATCATAGACTTTCATGATGTCGTCGGTGGTGTTGAAGTAGAGAGCGCCAGCAACGAGAGGGTTGCCGTCGTTATCTAGTGTAGGGTCTGACGCCTTCTGCCCCAAGTAGCGGTCATCGAAGCTGTCCAGAGCGGCGAGAGCCGCATCAGCAGACGCAGAGGCAGAGCTTGCAGATGACGCCGCCGCAGTGGCCGACGTGGAGGCATTTGTCTCGCTTGTCGCTGCATTTGCCGCGCTTGTGGCCGCGTTTGAAGCAGACGTTGCCGCGTTGCCTTCGGAGGTGGCTGCGGCAGTTTCAGAGGCGGCGGCGGCGGTGGCGCTGGATGCCGAGGCCGTCGCGCTTCCAGCCGAAGCCGTAGCGGAGGTTGCTGATGCGGTTGCGCTGTTGGCTGCGTTGGTTTCGCTTGTCGCGGCATTCGCTTCAGACGTTGAGGCTGCGGCTTCGGATGCAGCGGCATTCGTTTCGCTCGTAGACGCCGCTGATGCGCTAGACGCTGCATTGCTCTCACTGGTTGCCGCATTGGTCTCGCTAGAACCCGCAGCAATTTCTGAAGCCAGAGCCGCCAAGGCGGAAGCGTTGGCACTTGTTGCCGACGCTGCGGCATTGGTCTCGGCTGTCTCTGCGTTTGTCTCCGCCAATTCAGCAGCGGTCTGGGCTGTTTGAGCGGCAGTTGCGCTTGTAGAGGCAGCGCTTGCGCTGGTGGCGGCATTCGTTTCAGATGCACTAGCGGCGGATGCAGATGTTGCGGCGTTTGTCTCTGACGTGCTTGCAGCAGACGCGGATGTCGCAGCATTCGTCTCTGACGTGCTGGCCGCAGCCGCAGAGGCCGAAGAAGCCGTCTCAGACGCAGAAGCAGCGGTTTCAGCGGCTTCGGCTGCTGTTTGGGCAGTCTGTGCCGCAGAGGCGCTCGTAGAGGCGCTGGTGGCGCTTGCAGCGGCCTCCGATGCCTTTGTGGTCGCCGTAGCCGCGCCAGTGGTGGCTGTCGTGGCCGATGCGGCTGCATTTGCCTCAGCACTCTCAGCCTCAACTTCGCTTGCAGCGGCGGCAGCCGCGGATGCAGCGGCGGCGGCTTCGCTGGCAGCAGCGGCATCCTTAGAGGCTTCGGCCTGCTCGGCGTAGCTTTCGAGGTTGTCAGTGTCAGTCGGGCTGGTCATGCCCGCCCTCTGCTCCCAAGTTGTATCGGACGCAGGAGACGCTGGCGGTGTTACGTTGTCAGTATCGGTCGGGCTGTCCATGCCCGCTTGCTGCGTCCATTCCGTTGCCATCAGCGGGGAACTCCCATTTTAAGCGGGCCAGAGTGTTTGCCGCGTTCACTTTCGAGGCGCATGCTCTCAATCGCATTTTGATATAGCGCCGCCCAGATCTGGATGCGGGCGTCGTCTTTAAGGTATGGGGCCGAGTGTGCCAGAGAGCCGTAAAGGTAAACGTCTGGCGCGTACTGCAGAATCCAGTTGGTCGGATCAGCATCTGTCAGCGCTGGAGTGCGCGCGTAATACTGAAGCGATAGTGTGTAGCTTTGATCTGGCGCGGGGTAGAACTCAAGCTGATCCGCAGTCGATCTGAAGTAAAGCGGCTTGCCAGCCTCTTGGCTGCGACCCTTGCGGTCTTGCATATCCGCCAGAGAGATAAGCTGAAGCCCTGTGCCGTCGCTCAGGCTCACGTCCTGCCACTCCATGAAGTCAGTGGGTAGGTTTTCATATTGCTCGTCAAGCGTTGCCTCGACGCGCTTCTCTTGCCGCCAGTGGCGTATGTCGCGGTCCATCTGGGCCTCCGCCAGCGCGATAAACGTCGGAATGACGGGGGCAAGGTCATCACGGTTGAGAAAGTCCGCGATGCTGGTTTGCAGCTCTGCGTATGTTGTAATTGCCATCTATGTCACCACTTCGCCTTGTCGGCCCAGTATGCCGCAGACATTTTGCCTTTGGCGATGTTCTTTGCGTGACGCGCCTTGAACGCCTTATTGCGTGCAGAGCCATCAGGCGATCCCTTCACACCCTGCTGCCCAAAGCGAATGGTCTTGGTCTTGTCACCCTCTTTGGCGACAACAACGTGAGACTTCGTCTTGTGGCTCGGCGTGCGCTTGGGTTTATTATACGCCGAAACACCTGCTCTGGCTAGCTTTGGGTCTTTTGGCACTACAGCGTTCCACTTCGCGTTCTGAAGGCTCTGTTCTCAGACTTGTTCAGCCACTTCTTAAGAGCTGCTGGGTCGTCGGCAATGCCTTGCTTCTTCAGCTCATAATACACGGAAAGCGGGATGGAGGCCACCTTTGCATGCTCGCCCCATTTTCCCGACACATCGTTGTACGAGCGCTTGTTTGCTTCGATGATCTTGGTGCTGTCCTGCACAGTCTCAACGACGTATTCGCCGTTGCCTTTGACGTGCCAGTATTTCGTGATGCCTGCTGCATCGTCGCGACTGAATAGCTTCTTCATGTCTTCCCCCAGTAGTGAATGGGGCGACCGAAGCCGCCCCACCATTTTTACGATACGTTCAAGTCAGCGATGAGGCCGTGTGCGGCTTCGTTTGAGACTTTCAGACCAACTTCAGTGATGATCATCTTCTTCTCTGCGTCGCCTGTTTTGGCAAGGTCAACAGACTGGACTGGACGCAGAACCGCGACTGACGCGTATTCTGGGTCGAGACACCATGCGTCACGCTCGCGCGAGAAGCGGTTTGGCACAACAGTCAGAGCGCCGAAGTCTGACAGGTAAACGTCAGCAGCGCCGATGATTGTTGTTGGGCCGTCTGTCGGCGCTTGGTAGCGCTGAGCTGCGATACCTGCGAAGCCAGACACAACAGTTTTGTTGTATGGGCCAACCATCAGAACTGATGGGTTGCCGCCTGNNGTGTANGCTTTCTGCATAACGTCTTTGAGCATCGCTTCTGTGAAGTCGCGCTGCGTGCCGTCGTTACGTGCGTCTGAGCCGTCAACCGCTGTCGGGTCTGTGCCGTCACCAGCTTTGTTGGTGTTTGTGGCAATCCACGCACCGAGACCCGCTGTCACGCGGCCCGCTGAAGAAGAACCCGCTGAACGAGCTGTGTTGCCCGTCAGCATTGCCTCTACATCGCGTTTGATTTCCTTGCCGCGCTTGGCCATCTGGTACGCAACTTCATCGTTACGGCCAGCAAGGTCTTGCGCTGAAAGGTTGTCAGATACGGCCAGAGTGCGGCGACGGATCTGCGTGTAGTTGCCGACGCGAACTGTCGCGGCTGTGCTGTCGAATGATGTGACGTCGTCGCCGTCGATGATGGCGGTTGTGTCGACATCAGCCAAGCTGTCTGTCTGCCACTCGAAGAACGTGTTTGTGACGTTTTCAGTGCCTACGTTGGACTGAAACGGCACTTCTTCGGGTGCGATGTTTGCGATTACGTCGGCGAGCGACTCGCGGATGCCCTTGGCATCAAATGAAGTGAAGGTGTTGGCTACGATTGCCATGATGAATGCTCCTATAGCAGTGCTTTAATTGCAGCCGCGGCGTCTTGCACGCGGCCAGTCTGACGTGCGCGTTTTTGCGCTTCCTGTGCTGCAGAGGCACGTTTAGGCTGTGACGCTCGGGAACCCGACTTCAATGTCTTGGCGCGTGACTTGGTAGGCTTAGCTTTCACCTCGCGTGCACGCGTTTCTCCTCGATCATAAAGCATGGCTTTCCGTGCCAACTTCACAAGCGTTGCATTTGTCATGCCGCCGACGTCCTGCTCTGTGAAACCTTCGCCGATGAGGAAGTCGCGGATCTGGTGCGCCTCCTTGGCGGCCACTTTCGCGTCGCGCCACTCGGGTATGATCTCNGGCAAGACATTGCGCTGCTGAGCCANATATTCCTGCTGCATCTGTTGCTGCTTCTGCGCGGCAAGCTGCTGCATTCTCTGTTGCTCAGACTGGACGGCNTCAAGTTGAGCTTGGCGCTCTTCCTGCTGTTTCCGCCACTGACGTTCTGCTCTCGCTGCCATATTGGGGTCTGTTTCATACAGCTTATCCCAGTCTGGCTCCTGTTCCGCTGCCTGCTGTATGCGCTGCGCCATCGCTGGCAACAGTTGTGCATATTCAGCACGCTCACGCTCAATCTCTGAAAGCTCGGCCTGCATGGCCTTGCGGCTCTCCGCCAGCTCCTGAGTTTTGCGTGTGTAATCTTTCTGCCGAAGGTATCCGTTGCGCAGCTCTTCTACGGTTGTCTCCTCACCATCAACCTCTACGGTCGCGGACAAATCGAGGGGTTCGTAGTCGTCGCCGTCATCTTCATCTTCGTCTTCAAGATCGCTCTCGGACCCCTCAACGGCAGAGTTGTCGACTTCTTCTGTCTCAAACTCGTCCTCTTGGCCTTCAAGCTGTTGATCCTCTTCCACTTGCGTGGCTTCGGNATCAAGCGCATCATCGGTCGCTACGTTATCCTGTTCAGGCGTAAGCATACTCTTGATTGCATTTTGAGCGCTGCGCAGGTCAGTCCCGAGTGGGCTACTGTTGTCTGACATCTCAATCTTCCCTTTATTATGCTACTTTTGCCTCTTCAGTTCAATAGTAGCGTTGTCAACCATGCCGCGGAGGGACTGGCGAACCAGATCCACACCCCGCAGCCTCATGTAGATCGCCTCGCGGCCATCTGCGTCGCCAGTGCCAGTTGCTTTGAACTGATCCCAGCAATCTGCCTCGATTTCCTCAAGAAACCGAAGCAAATCTGTGTCGGAGAGCAGGCGCTCTGCCTGCTTCCCGTCTGTGATGATTTCCTGCTTAGTCTTCACGCGTTGCATCTGTGATAATCTCCGCCTGTGCCTTCATGACTTCACGATTGATCGCCATGTCTGCNTTGATCTGAGCCACGTTGAGCTGCGTNCCGTATTTGGCCTTCATCTCTTCCGCTTTGACGTAGAGATCCGCCTCNAGCTCGTCGCGCTTGCGATCGTCTTCCATTACCATCTTCTGACGCTGCATCTCAAGCTCTGCGGCTTTTTTCTGCATGTCCGCTTGGATGGACTGGATCTGAACCTGCACGAGCTGCTCTTCAACAGTTGGCTTCTCGGGCTCTGGGGGCGGAGGCTGGAACTGCGCTGGATCGCTCCAGAATTGCGACGTGTCCTTGAAGCCCGCAAGCGCCGTCATCTCGCGGAGCGTGTTGCTCAGCTTCTGGATGTCGGTTAGCGGGTTCTGCGCGCCCATTGTGGACATCGCTTCCTTCTGCATCTCGCCGATCTGGCGCAGCATCATCATCCGCTCTGTGTCGGAGCCCTTACCCAATGCCACATTAACTGAGACATCCATCTTGGCGTTCCAGACTTTGGGGTCGATCTCGACGTAGTCGTTGTTCAGGCGGATCATCCGAGCGCGGTCTTGGTGCGTGGTGATGTTGTGCAATACAAGCTCGTACAGGCGCTTCATGCCCGTCTCAGCGAATATGCGTGCGATCAGCTCGATGTG